GCCAACGACAATATGTATCCTTGTATTGTGTTGCCCGCCCACATGATCACCTGGGTAACATTGAAATCAGTCAGTTCTCGCAAGTCATCTGTGGGTAATGTGGGATATTCTTTGCTATCCCACTCATCAATCAGCACTTTTGCCCCTGCCCACAGCGCCAACACACGGTCACCGCCAATCGCCTGTTGTATCCAGCTCATGACAGATGCTTGCATCGGCACTGTGACAGGTTCTTTTATGCTGAATTTGACACCCAGCTTTTTGTTTTCAAACTCCATCTCTCCACTTCCTTTCTATGTAAACGCTGTGGTTGCCCAATCAGGCTTGCTTGAACCAGGATACATTCTTATACGTGCTGTGTATTTGGCCTCTGCATAATTCACCTTGTAAGCGGTTACCAAGCAGCCGGACGTTGCTGAGGAAGTAATTCCAAAACAGTCATCGCCAGTGGCCCAGGGGCCTCGGATACCAATGTAGATACCAAAAGTCAGGGGAGTGTAAGCGCCCAAAGAACCCTTCAACACTGTACTTGGCCCAGACAAAGCCGCAACCGCACCCGAACCAGAGGCCGCCTGGGCCGCCAAATTCGAGTATGGGCCGCCAAACTCTAGCTCGAAACCTGGTTGACCGGAAAGGAAACCACTGACCGCATCTTGCAATGCGCTCATGTCCACTTCTGGGTAATCAAGTCCCACATCGCCAATCGTGGCGATAGGGATGTCTCTTACCGTTCCCCCCGTGTCGTCAATTTGAAATTTAAAGAAATTTCCTACTGTTCTACCTGTTGCCATTATTGTATTCTCCTTACAAATGCCAAAGTGAATGTTACGGTGGTAGCTGTTCCAAGAACAATCTGCCACCTGGTATATCTTTCTACTGTTGCATCAAGCGCCAATGCCACGGCGCCATAAACAGGGGCTGAAGAAGGGTCAACAACCCCAGAAGTAAGCAAATCGCCATAACTGCCATCACTGTCCGTGGATGCATCCTGCACTTTGATGGTTGCTGTCCCATCGGCTGTGCCTGAGTGGTACACCATGTAACCGCCCTTAGTCGTTTGTGAACCATAGTCATGATCTGACGTAGACGAATTCACGGCAGTTTCTGCGCCGTACGCGTGCATCAAATTCCCCCAGGGAATATCATATACTAACGTGTCCCCCCTGACAGACCAAGGCGAGAACTTCATTGTGACCGCCACAATGTTCCCGCCTGCCAATTCTGTAACTTTATAATGGGATAGTTCATTTTGCGCACACCAAACCTCATCGCCTGAAGCAGGGGCCGCACGTATTCCAAGCGGCATCATGACATTAACCATAGTTCCACCAAGCGACTTGGCTACTGGGTGCAATCCTGTGGTAGCCGTGTTGTCGTAATTTGCAGAGATGTCGCCTGTTCTTATGGTTGCCTGTCCGGGCAATGCGCCCACAACCTCATCTGTCAGGGTCGTTCCCTCTGCTTCAGCAAAAGACCAATCGCACTCCCCAATTGAGCGAGTATAGCCAGACATATCCAGCCCATTCATATAAATCCTTGAAAAATGGTTTAGCGTTCTACCTGTCGCCATTTGTCACCGCCTTGTCTATGTCCATAGATATTTCCTTTTTGGGCTTAGATGTTTTGGGCTTCTGCCCCCGCTTTTCGACTACATAACCCAACCCTAAAAGAGTATCTAAATCAGCCTCTCCCGGCACATCTTCGCCGGCATGATAGAGCCTGTCTCCAATACGATATGAATGCGTAAACTTATATTTCATTGTGCAAACTCCAATATTCTCAGGCCAATGTCACAGCCAAAGAACTCATTCTCTGCCGGATCTGTCACCACGCCAAAGGCACTGATGCTGTCCGGCTTAATCAGCACTGCTGTTGCTAAAGAATCATTTGTAATAACAGACTCTATGATGTTAAATGTTTTTGATACCAGCCCGCTATAGACATCCTGTATTTTTCTGTTGGTGCCTACCATTTGATAAAAGAACCTGTAATTCATTGTGTACCAGAAGTCGGCTGCCTTCCCTGTACCGCTTCCCAAACTCTGATCCTCGTATTCTGGTTTGCTTATCCAAACAGGCGCAGGCATTAGGACTGGCGTATCCCGGTGGGTAACCTCATCCAGCATCGAGGTCAAATCTTTGACCACAATATTTGTATCAATCGGTGACAGTGCTGCAATCGCCGTTGCTATGGTTGCAGGTGATAAGCTCATGTACGCCTCTTGTAACGAGATAAAATCTGATATACCCAGTCCGGCGTTCCCTGCGGCAGCAGCACGATCCCGGCACTGGTTACCTTTGCAATACTGGTCATGTTCTTACCGGTTCTACGGCCATACAACGCTTTGGCTATTTCCATACACGCCACATTGATGTCATCCGGCCTCGTTGCAGACCAGCCCCATGTCCCTGCAACATCTATCACCTGTTCTGTGTTGCTTGAACTGTCATTCGCCCAAACGGTTGTGCTTCCTTCTTTCAACTTCAGGGCATATTTCGGGGACACATTAGCAGGTAACAGGTTGTATTCCGTGCTTGCTATGGTGTTATCATCGCCATTTGTCAGAGTGGTCACAGTAAGCAAGTCATCGTCAAACTTCAATTCTCTACCAACAGGCACGTCGTATTTGCGCGTTTCCGTCCTGGCATAAAACGTCCTTCCGGTTGCAGTGTCTATGTCTCTGCTAGCGGCTTCAATAAAATCCTCAATAACCGCGTCATCTGTGGCATCGGCGGTGTTATCCGGGATGGCATATGCTTTGTATTCTGCTAAAGTGGCGTATCCATTACTTATTGCCATGTGTCATCCTTTTCGTACCCCATCCGTTCCAGCCATCCGTTATCGTGCGCCTTGAAACATTCTATAACTTTGGGGGTAAACTCTTTGCGCCACTCACCTGATATGCCCTTTCTGAACGTGGCGGTGTTCCTGAACCCCATCTCGGTTACTATCCGCTTCACAAATGCCGACTGTACTTTTGGTTCAATATCAATATCTTTCTCCGCAATCAACCCGGCCAGCTTGAACGAGTAATCAAAGAACTGGTTTGCCGCTTTCCAGTGGTCCCGTCTAATATCCTCAAACTTCACACTCAGCGCCCATTCACTTTCCAGCCAGGGGGCAAAGGTTTCCCAACGTTCAATCAATCCAGGGAACCCGTCTATGCCTTCTATAATCGCTATCAGCACGCCTTCTTTGCCTTGCTTGCGCTTTATCCTGCGATATTCCCGCTTGCCGTCATGGTTCAACTTCTTATCGCTGCGGGTCAGCACGTGGTACATCTGGCTAACTGCTACGTCTCGAAGGTCACGATAAACAAACACGCAGCCCACGCCCAAGATGGTCATGATCGCTTCGACTGACTTGAGATGTCCCATGTGCCCCTTGAAGAACTCACCCGGCCTCAGAGATCCCAAACGCCCACCGACCGCTTCCAGGTCGTGCATTTTAACTGTCCAGGCATTAGTTCCTAGCCAGTGGCTTTGTTCCTGGGGTTTGACGTACAATCCATATGCCATCCTTTCAGCCAAATGAAGTCCAGCTTTAGGAAAGCCGTTTATGTACATCTTGGGCGGGGTTAGTTGGTCAATCACTATGCTTTTTTTAACTACAACCTCTTGAACCTTGCGGCCAACTTATTGATAATCTGTTCCCTGGTCAAGCCCGCCGCCAAAATCTCTTGGCCCTTGTCTTTTAGCATCTCACTATCTACGCCAGGGAAGGTAGTAAGCAGTAGATTGTATAGCGTAGTCAGTTGCCCACCGGTAGGCTGTTCATCATAGTTGCCATCTACCACACTCCCCTCTGCGTCCAATTCTCGCCATGCCAGGGCAATTATCCCCGGCAATGCTTTCGCCGCATCATATCGAGCCTTAGTGTTCAGCCGCACTCGAATAAGATAAATTGGGGCAGGATGATAATTGCCCGTTATATCCTCCCATGCTTCGCCCGCTTTGAGTACAGCCGAAAAGTCGGGTACATTTGAACCGTTCTCTTGTTTCCATTTGACCGCAAAAATAGCTTCTATCATTTCATATCCTTACGCATTGGCTACCGCATCCAGTGCCGCTTTTGCCGCCCCTGAAAGAGTTCTCGGCCAGGCAATTATGTCTGAGACAGAACCGCCCGTTCCCTCGGTTTCAAGCTCTCCCGCTGTGGCGGTCTTTGATGAGGCGGCAGATGAGTATGTGATTCTCAATGTGGTTGCCTCATAAACTTGTATAGTTTCATCATCACAGACAATTACAATTCTGTCGCCATTTGCAATTACCCCCGCCGCTGTTCCACGTTGTGTCGGTGTCCCCGCAACAACTTCATCCAAGTCTAGTGCGCCGGTGCTGTCTATCGTTACCTGCCACAAATCCTCGCTGGCAGGTGTAGCATCGGCAATTCTAAACCGCAGTTCTATTTGTCCCGCTGAAGGTACAGTGGTTATTGTAGACTCAATCAAACAATCCGCTTCATGGGTGAACGTGTCCCCCGCTGTCCTTGCCCCCGCCAGCACTTCGGTTGCAATCCCGTTGTCTGTGTCCCAGGGAGTGGGCAACTGGGAGACACGGAGATTATCATACTTAGCAATACCTGTGCGCCCGGTTGCTTGGGGGTATAAGGGGGTCGCTGTACTTGTCACGCCAACCCAAACCAATGTCCACTCAGAAAATTCATTTCCATTCATGGCAATAAACATTCCTGCGTCTCTAAGAAGAACGGCTACTTTATAATCAGCGGGCCTTGTGATGGAGTCAAGGACTAAGGCAGTAGCGTTGTCAAAAACCTGGATGTTACTTGGAAAAATACGCATAGCAGAATCGCTTGGGTAAGACGCTGCGGCTACATCCCAGCCAAGATAAGCTGTGTGCGCTATATTTGTGATTGCATATAATAATAATCCGGCTGTTCTTGTATGTGAAATATCGGCGTAGGTGGGGTCTCCCTGCGCTGTACTTCCGTTAAACACTATTCGTCCACTCGCTATAGAAGCAAGATTCCCCGTATCCACAATCGTCCCCGTCCCAGGCCCCGGCTCGGCTGTCCTCGGAGAAGTCAGCGGGGCGGCTTCCGCTGTCGTGAAGTCGTCACGGAATAGGAAAACGACAGAGTCTTCTTTAAACGGACGTAATTTTTTATTGCGCACGTTCATGATTTAAGCGTAACGATTATGCTTCTGGCAGCCGCCTGATTTACAGCCGCCTCAGTGCTGGTATCAATGCTTTCCAGTTTCACGTACCGGCATCCAAACACCTCAGCGGGAATGTCATATGCCATCGAAGCTGCTGTGGCAATGCCGCTTATTTTTACACGGCTTCCAGTTTCATCCTGCACATCAACAAACGTGCCGCCGGCTTTTTCGCTCGTAGAGAATCCAACGTCTGCCGCAGTCCATGCGCTGGGGATAATCACAAGCCCGCCAACCATGCCAGTCATGTCTAATTCGCTGCTCAACGATGCACCATTTGCGATGGTCAGCGTTTCATAGCCGTCCGTTCTTCGTATTTCACTCATAGTTTTGTTTCCTTTAGATCGCAGACATCAATGAGGTTCTGTATTACATTCATTGCCGTTTCGCTCATTGTTCTTTGCATCTCATACTGAGTTACTGCTTGTTCGGCGTTCAGCGTGTTCTTTCCCTCTTTCTTTCGTTCTGCTAAAATACCTTTCCAATAAAATAGTTTGTCCTGGTTCTCATCCGCCTGTTTTGCATAGCGGCTTTTTTGTAGTTCCAATGTATGTCTGGTAACCACCTGGGCAACCTCCCATCCATATAACCTTGTTTCCGGCATCAGTTCATTCTTGATGACTTCTATACCGGCCTCTTCCATTCTGCCGATCCAGTAAAAAGCGTTTGGCTTTTGGTACAAATGCTCTGTTTCATCACGCATTTCAAAGCCGATAAGCTCTACCTGGTCAACTTTTTCTAACATTGCCATCGCCGCCATGTACGCAAATGTACTATCAAAGTATTTGCCGCCCGCTAACTCCAATGCCGCTTCAAGGGGGTATGCCACGCTGCCCGGAATATCCTCATGCGCTTCTTGCATGTAAATGGGATAATCCTTGTCTGACATCAACACTTTTAGATAATCCATACGGTGCTTGTCGGTTGCATAAAGGTTTTTTTCTTCAATCATTTCTCGCCAATGTATTTCAAATAGGCGGTCAACCCTGAAGTCAAACTGATATGCCCTTGTCAGCGTCCACAATTCTATTGCTTTCGGCAGCTTCTTGGCTTTCTCTCGTCCGCTCGGTGCGAACCCTACCAATGCTATCTTTCTCACTCCAATTCCTTCCACACATCTCACAAAACTGCATATGTTCGGTAAACGCCAGCGGTTTATCCAAAAGCCGATACCCTACTGAACATAATTGCGCCATGTGTCTCTCCTGATAATTTCTTCTGGTAATTCTGTCTGTGTGCTAATGTTTACCAGTTCGGTTCGGGGTTCAAACCCTTCTGCCAATTCCTGATAACCAGCAGCCCACAAGTCCAAGTCTGGCAGTCCAGGGGCTTTTTCATCATTGCCCCAGAAGTGCTGGGTGGGGTTTTTGTGATCCATCCCAACTATCAGCAACTTTGTAAAACCCATAAAATAAGCAATTTGCATCACTACATGGGTTACATTATTGTATGTAATCCCATCCTCACCCAAGATGTCACGAGGCCATAAAACCCCGTTACCATACGGCCACAGCGGGCCAGGGCGGTGATAGAACCTGTAAACGTGCTTAGAGTGCCATTTATCAAGGTTGGGTTTCGGTACAAATTGGGGGATGTCATGTAACCTCTCATCTACCTTTTCCTTGAACTCTCTTAGTATTCTGCTGTCAACTGCCACGTAATACGTGGGTTTTATTTCCTTGTTCAAGCAGATGGTGTTACTTCCAAATGACGGGTAGCTGTGGATGAACTCAGCGGGTATATCTGCTAAACTCTTACCGTTTCCAATAATGATGCAAGTCTCCCCCTGGTGTGCGTTGTGGAACCCGTCAAGGGTGGGGGGGTAAGCCCCCACCCATTGGTTATTTTGCATTACGCCTGCATTACATCCAGTTCAATTTGGACATAGTACGTTCCCGCTTCAGTTGCAGCAATGCCCGTATGCCGAATAGCAATCATGCCATTGGCAGGGACATCCGCTAACGTGATGGTCGCATCCGTGTACGTCCCAACCGCCTTGGATACTTCTAAGGCAGTGGCGGCCACGTATTGCGCACCACCAGCGGCAGAACCAATTTTGAAGTTGGCAGATGCCGCCCCAGCAGTGTCAGTAGCGGAGTCGTATACGGCGCGAACCGAAACAATGCGCTGTGCTTTGTCAAAAACAAAGTAGTCATCGTCAGTCGTGCCCGACCCGTTGTCAATGTTGAACTGTTTGGACCGTACAATGAAGGTGGTATTGCCAGATTTTAGTCTTGATAGTCCAGCCATATCAGTCTCCTTATACCGTCACATTGTAAGTGATCGCTGAGGCTTCCGTATCCCGCTGTACTAACCCAAGGCGTGCCAGAGCAACGATTTCGGTTGCGTCAGCGCGTGCAATACGGGTGGTTTCCAGTGTCATCCGGCGCCGATAGCCCAAGAGCCATTGGTCCCAACGTACCGCCAGAATAGAACCTGTGGTGTTGTTCCCCGTGGTGTCCTGGTCAATCTTTCCAGCAGTGTTAGCTTTGCGAACAGCAGACTTTAAATGCATGTTGGGGGAACGATAGAGCTTGTAGCCCCACAGTCCATTCAACATGCCATCTTCAAGAGTAGGCTGTACATAAACATCGCGGGATTTCACTTCGTCCAGCTCTAAGGCTTTCCAGTAGGTGTTCATGTCCACAATGAAGGCAACTTTGTCAATCGCAGCAGCGTTGATTCCACCAGCTCCCATCAACTTGACAGTCTCTAGGAAGTCCTCAGCGGTCAGCGCCCCACCTGAACGGCTGTTTGCCGTTGTGGTTACAAGCGGGGAAACCCGGAACCCATCATACAGTAAGTGCAATTCCGTTCCAGCCTGCGCACCAGTGGCAGCGATGTCGTTGATGTTGGTGCTTGCGGCGGTTGCGTTGTCGCCATCAATGATGGAATGTTCCAGTTGTTCCGCTCCTGCTTTGGCTAATTGCATCCGCAGTTGGGCAACAAACGGGATAATGCTATCTTCTTGCAGTTCACCAGACCATAGGACACGTGCGCCCATCTTGGACAGGCTCAGTGTCTTTTTGGCGGTTCCCATCTGTGAAGATGTAATCGTGGTATTGGGCCAGCCGCTTGTCTGGGAATCAGTTGCCTCAGCAACCTTGTAGAAGGTGGGGTCGCCGCTTTCCAGCGGGATTACCACGCTCTCATGCCCAGCGGGTACTTCAATGCTGGGGATGTTCTGAGCAACAAAGGTTCCCATACGGATGGCTTCCCACAAAGCATTAGAATATGCAACGCCAACCCACTCGTCACCGTAAGAGGTCAAGTCTTGCTGTTGGATCTCATCGGCTTTGATGCCCGCCATTTTCATGGCTTGCTTCGAAGTGGGGTTGATGTCCTTGTCCTCGGAAATTTTGACGGCCAGGGCTTTGTAGGCATTATCGCTTGCGCGAGAACCAGTGCCGCCTTTGTCAGCAGCGTCAAGCACACCCACCAAAACCGCCTGATCTTCAGGGGTGAGGTGGTCATACTTATATAGTTCGGCCATTTTAGCCACTTGCACGTTCTCAGGGACTTCAGGAAGGCGGCGGGCTTTCACAGCCTCAGCTTCCTTTTCTTTCTCTTTGGCTTCCTGTTCCTCTTGGTAAGCCTTGACAGCTTCGGCTTTAGCATCAGCAAGCTCTTGCTCACGCTTTGCTTCTTCTGCCAATTCGTTCTCCAACTCCTTCCGGCCTTGCGCTTTCAAAGCGTCAATTTCGGCCTGGGATAGTTCGACTTTCTCAGTCATTGTCTTTACTCCATGTACTTTCCTTTCAGTTGGTTCAACAGAAACCGCCGCACCCGCCCTGGGTGCCTCCGACGTTTCCACGTAAGAATCGGGGAGATCAAGCCCCGCTGTCTCATACATTGTTTTCATCACAGGCAACGCCACCGCATAAGGGTGGGCAGGTTGCCTTTTGTCCCCCAAGTCCATCAGCGTTAGTTCTGCTACAGGCCATTCTTCAATGTGCCCGTTATCAGCAATGCGGACAAGGTGTGCAATAGACCCGCTGGACGCTCTTGCCAGCTTTTCTTTAGCGGCCTCCCAGACTCTCTGAGCAAATGCACTCGCCCTGTCCAAGACCCCCCGATACCATACCCCTTCCGGGGTTACTCTTGCTACTTTGGCCTTGCCAATATATTCCGGCTTTCCAGATGGTTTCCCGTCCGGGTCAAAGCCGTGGTAATAAACTAATGGTATTTCTGGGTACTTATCCAGGTGAAGGTTCGACTTGTCATCAAAGTACTCGCCCGTATTATCTAACCCATACGGCACACCAAGTATTTCCAGTTCCCAGTCCCCTACTGCTTTTATATATATAGGCGAAGAACCAGTACCATCCCCTGCCTTTCCAACAAATTGCCTATATTCTACACCTTCCCCTTTTCTTGAAGCAGTGCCTTTCATAAATTACCCTTGAACGCCAAAAGCGGCGCATTTGCGCCGACAGTGATTTCTCGCTATCAGTCAAATTGCGCCGCTAAATTACTTCGGTGGCTTTATTGAATTAGCTTGCTGGTTCTATTGTAGCAGAGTTTTGGTTCTGTTGCAAGTCCTTTTTCCTATGTTGGGGTATTACGCTGCGCTCCATTTCTAACATATCCTCAATAGCGCCCAACTGAATCAGCAAGGCTTGGCGGTATTTTATCCAGAAGTCACGCTCCTGGTCGCTAACTAATGGGGATACTGGCAACATCATTCTTTCCAATGTTCCGCAACAACAGTGAGCCTCACGCCATCTATTTTCAACAAGATTTTATAATGTCCCCATCCCCTCCTGTTCTTGAACGCCGCTTTCGCCTCTACCTCGTTATCAAAAACTCCAACACATCCCACTTCCCATTCTGGGACTTCTCTTTCATACCCTACCATCAGTATCCATTTGTCCATCAATTCACCTCATCTCCTGTTCGTTCCTCTTTGCCGCCCGGTGTGCCTGCCCCGTTCCAGGCCTGGTTCACTTTGGGCGGATAGGGTACTATTTTGCCGTCCTTCACCCTGTAAGAAAATTCAACCAGGCAGTTTGAACATACCTCCGTATAAGTTGCGTCCGGTAGGTTCAATTCCGCTTGTTCATACTTACAATTCGGGCAGGTTACGATAACCCAGCCTTCTCTAGCGCTCTTGCGATCCATTTGTCAAATATCTCCAATACTTTTTCCGCTTTCTCTAACACAGCATCACCGGCTTTCTTCCAGCCTATCAGTGCCATGTGCAACGCCTGTGTTTCGTCATCAGCCAAGAACTCACCATAAGTCGCCATATTCGTGGCCGTGGTTCTGTAAGATGCGGCATCTATAAACCAACTTGCGCCGTACCGCTGTGAATTGTTCAAGTTCCCAGATGCGGTCTGCGTCCCTACCCCACGAATATAATACGGGGTAGGGGGCTGGTTGCCTGCGCCTTCAGGGGGATAAATTCTAACACCCTGGGTGTCAAGTATTTCATTCACACTCTCGATACCCGCCAGTTCCAGGTTGCTTTCTATTTCTTTGCTGGCCTTCGCTAGTTCTTCGGGCAGGTTGGTTTCTACCGTGATGCTAATTGTCATTTATCGCCTTTATCCTGTCTCTTACATGCCCTAAAGCCACCGAAGCAAATACATGCTTTTCGTCTTTATTCCAACTAAGCAACCTGTCTATTTCCGCTTCGCATATTCTGACCGCCGTTTCCCTTACGCCGTCCGGTGTGAGTGGACACCAAGAAGGCCGTGCCTTTTTGACATCCACGCCTTCCAAGTCTTGCATGTTGCTCAGTCCACACGATGCCCATAATTCAGGGCCATCTGGGGGATATATAATGTGTTCGCAGTCATAACAAGTCATCTCTCTATCCTTTCATGCTTCCGATTTTAGTTCATTTCTAATGTCC